AAAAGCACGACCCTCAAAGCTTCGAGCGGATCCTCCAACACTTTCACAGTGGCCGCTGGGATGTCGTGGGCGGGACCTACATCAGCCCGATTCCAACTTGGCTGCGGTCGAGACCCTGGCGCGGCAGTTCGAGGACGACCACGCGGGCTTCATGCGCAAGGTCAAGGAGATTTTAGATGCCCATGACACGGACGCAAAACTTAGTCGCAGTGTCCCGCAAGATCCGCAGCCGGTTGGGCTCACTGCCGACCGGGGAACCGCCGGACGACCTCCTGCAGCGCCAGGCCCTCGAGGGGAGCCCGCCGCCGCCGAAGCCGCTGCCGGGCGTGGGGAATCTGCCGGCCCCCGAGAGCGCGAGCCCGCCGCGCCTCCCCGACCCGCCGCTGACTTAAATTCCGCGTCGCCGGCCGAGCTCCTCGCCCGGCTGCCGCCCGAGCAGCGCGCCGCGTTCGCCGCGCGCATGCAGGCCTTGGGCGAGCCCGGCGAAGTCAAGCACACGCCGATCTATGCCGCGCCCGGCGACTCGACCGTGGGCGCCGCGTCCGGCATCAGCCGCGAGGCCGAGCTCGCGCAGCACTCCTTGGCGCGCGGCGGCCGGGTCTTGGGCAAGGCCTTGGGCTGGTTCGCGCCCGGCTCGCGGGCGCTGCGCTCGCCGTCCCTCGCGATGCGGAAAACCGTCATGCGCCTGGTCGAGACGCCCGAGATGCTGGAGATGAACGTGCCGAGTCCCGAGCACCCGTTCGGCCAGGCGACCCCGATCTCGGTGCAGACGATCCTGCGCCGCTGGGAAGGCAATTGGGCGACCGCGTTCGAGGCGCGCGATCAGATCTTCCGGCAGATGCGCGCGCGCGCGCCGAAGCCCGGCGAGGACGCCACACTCTTTGGTCGCTCCGGCCGCGCCGCGAAACTGCACTTCAATGAACTCGTGTCGATGGCGATGCGCCGCGGCGATCAGTCGGCGATCCCCGAAGTGCAGCAGGCCGCCGAAGCCACGCGCCGCCTCGTGTTCGATCCCTTGAAGCAGCAGGCGCAGCGCCTCGGGCTTTTGCCGCCCGACGAAGTCGACATGCTGCACGGCACGGCCGACAGCTACCTGATGCGTCAGTACGACCGCGCCAAGATCCAGAAGGATCAGCTCGGCTGGCACCAGACGCTCTTGGATGGCTTCGTCGCGCAGGGCGTCGACGCGGCCGAAGCCGGCGAGATCGCGCATGCCGTGACCCGCAATATCTTAGGGACCGAGCTCGGGCTCTTGGACGGCGACGCCTCGGTGTTCAACAAGGTGCCCCAGTCCGGCCGCCTGCAGGGGCGAACGCTCAAACTGCCGGACCTCGCGCTTGAGCGGTACCTCGTGAATGACATCGATACCCTCTCGCATTCGTACTTGAAGTCCCTGGCGCCGCAGGTCGAGATGCTGAAAATGTTCCGCGACGATCTGCGCTCAGATGGCCTGGACCTCTCGCCGCAGGGCTCGCGCGTGTTCCGGCCCGCGACCCCGGATCCGATGACGCAGCCCTCGGGCGCGGACCTGCGGAACTTGAAGGGGCCCGCCAAGGACATCACCGACGAGTACGCGATCTTGAAGCAGCGCGCGCTCGCGGCCGGCGATAACGAACTCGCGAACAAGCTCGACCGGCGTTTGAGTTCCGACCTGCGCGATTTGGCGCGCCTGCGCGACCGCCTCTATGGCATCGATGGCGCGCCGTCCGATACGCGCAGCTGGCTGCAACGCGCCGGGCGCATGATCCGTTCCGTGAACGCGCTCCGGCTCCTCGGCACCGCGACTTGGTCGCACGTGCCGGATCTCGCGAATGTGGTCATGAAGCGCGGCCTGCCGCAAACGATGGCGATGGCCGCGAAGCTCTCGACCAGTCTCGAGGCCTTGAACATGAACCGCGCGCAGATGCACCGCGTCGGCACCGTGCTCGACATGATCCACAACACGACCGCCGCGGCGTTGGGCGAGTTCGGGGTCGAGAGTCAGTATGCCGTGCAGAAAGCCTTGAACCGCGCGACCCGGGCTTTCACGATCGCGACCTTGGAGACCCCGTGGATTGCGGTCTGCAAGTCCCTCGCGGGCGCGAGTGCGCACGATGAAATCCTCGAGGCCGCCGAAGCCGCGGCCCGGCACGCGCAGGGTTTGGGTCCCGATCTTTCAAAGAACGACCGCATTCGCTTCAATCAGATGGGGCTCGATCAGAACACGCTCACGCGCATCGCGGCCGAGTTCCAGAAGCACGGGCGCACCGTCAACGGCGTGCGCTTCGGCATGACCGATCTCTGGGACGATCAGGGCGCCGCGCGCGCCTTGGATGGCGCGACGACCAACGCCGCCGAAGGCAGCACGCTCTCCCCGGGCGCCGGCGACACACCGCTTTGGACCTCGAACGAAGTGGGTAAGGCCATCTTCCAGTTCAAGACCTTCGGCGCGGTCGCGATCCGGCGCGTGACGATTCCGCTGGCGCAAGGCCTCGCGCACGGCGACCTGCGCAGCGCCCAAGGCCTTGCGACCCTGGTCGCCGCCGGCGCCGCGACCTACACCATGAAGCAGCTGCTCTCGGGCCAGCCGATCGAAAAGGACCCCGGCCGCTACGCGCTCGAGGTCCTCGACAAGTCGAACCTGTTGGGCTGGACGGGCGAGTATTTCTATCCCAGCCTCTGGCAATTCGGCATGGGCAACTTCTCGCGCTGGGGCGACCGGCAGACCTGGGAGACCTTGGGCGGCCCGGTCGCCGGCACCGCGGTCGACGCCTGGGATCTGCGCCTGCCCGCGAAACTCATCGGCACGCTGCGCGGCGATCCCAACGGCCCGCATATCAGCCGCTCGGACATCCACCGCATCCGGCGCATGCTGCCCGGGAATCAAGTCTGGTACCTGCGGCGCGCGGTCAACGCGGCCGAAGGCCGTATTGGCGACTCGCTGGGCCTGCCGCCCGCGCCCCCTCAAGGAAGCACCGAATGACAATCCAAACCTCGACCACCCGCGCCTCGTTCGTCTGCAACGGTTCCTCGACCGTGTTCCCGGTCCCGATCCAAGCCTACCAGGCCGCCGACTTTGAAGTGATCGCGACCAACACCGTGACCGGCGTCGCGACGACCTTGATTCTGAACAGCGATTACACGCTCGCAAGTTCCGGCACCTTGGCACCGACCGAGTGGACGCTGACCACGCAAACCGGGCAGCTGACGAGCCCCTACAGCAGCAGTTACACGCTGCAGGTGATTTTGGATCCGACGCAGACGCAGCTCTCGCAATACACCCAAGGGCAGCAGTTCCCGAGCTTGGCGGTGCAGACCAACTTTGACCGCCTGACCCAAATGGTGCTGCGTCTGCAGGATCAGTTAGACCGCACCGTGCTCGCGCCGGATGGCGACGTGTCGCCGGGCATGGCGTTACCGAATGCCAACACCCGCGCGCTGCAATATCTCGCCTTCGATGCGAATGGCAACGTCCTCATGACCAACGCGCTACCGTCGCCTAGCGTGACGGCGGCGACCATTGGCTTGCTGCTCAATCCGCGCACGCAGGCGGAAATCAGCGCCGGCCTCACGCCGACTGCCTACAACTGGCAGCCGTACCGCGGCGAGGACATCCGCCGGTTTGGCGCCGTCGCGGGCTCCGACATTTCGGCGATTCTCACCTCCATGAACGCGATCGGCTCGGCGATCTACATTCCGCCGGGCAACTGGCCGATCGCCTCCAACGCGACCGTTACGGTGCCGCTCAACGTCGATTATGGCGCGATCCTGACACCCGCGAACGGCATCACGCTCACGATCAATGCGTCGGTCAACGCGGGTCTTTATCAGATTTTCAGCACGGCGTCGGGCGGCACGATCGCGGGCAAACTCAAAGCGCCATTCTATCCGGTCGAATGGTGGGGCGCGACAGGGAACGGCAAGGCGGGCGGCTCTGGCGCAATCACCAACGGCTCGACGAGTTTTTCGGACGCCAATGCGACGTTTACCGCAGCCGACGTCGGTAAGTCCATTTTCATTGTCCCGCCGCAATACACAACTTACACGCCGTTTATTGGCACCATTGCATCCTATGTTTCCGCGACCCAAGTGACGATCAGCAGCGCACTCGCTTGGGCGGCGGGCAGTTTCACAGGGCTTGATTACTATTACGGCACGGACGATAGCGCGGCGATCATCGCGGCCAATGCGACTGTCGGGCAATTGCAAAAGCAAACCGGCGCGTCTAATGTTCTGGGGGCTTGGGGCTACGCGCTCGCGTTCAACGCCGGGTGCATCTATTTGATGAGTCAGCAGCTCGTGATCGGGACGCCAGGGGTCACCGCGAGCCAGGCGCTAGGCGTCGGTGGAAAAGCGACCATCGCGTTCGGCATCGCGAGCACGACGACCGACTGCATCAGCTTCGGCGTGGCGAGCGGGAATGTCGGTTCGAGCGACTGCGCGCTCGAGAATCTGTTCCTTGATGCCTGTTTTAGCGGTCGCGATCTCATTTACTTAGGCGGCTTTCAAAATCCGCGCATGCGCAACGTGCTCGCGCAGAACGCTAATCGCGACGTGCTCTCCATCCGGCCTGTCGCAGGCTCGTTCATCCAACAAGGTGACTTCCAGAACTTGTACTTAGGGCCCGCCGGGCGCAATTGCATTTATGTGGGTCCGGGGTCCACCTCGTTCGTCAATGAGTGCGATTTTTTGAACCTCGTGATGCAATACCCGGCGGTGCGCTTGCCGCTGTACGCGGGCACGACGGGAACCGCGATCTTCTTCGACAGCACGGCAGGCAGCGTTGACTCGTGGAACATCACGAACTACAAGGCGAGCGTCGGCTGGGCGAATCAAACGGGTTACTCGCCGTTAGGCGCCTTCTTCTACGTGGCCTCGGGCGCAAATCCGTTTGGCGCCGTCGGCATTACGCTGACCGATGGGTATTGCGAGCAGGGTAATGTGTCATTTCCGATCGGTGCGTCGACCGCGCCGTTCCAATGTGCCGGGGCCGCATCATCGGTCATCCGCGTGCGCGGCTTCTATGCGTCAAACTGGGGTAATTCCGTCACTCGCGCGGAACACGACGCCATGTCGAAGTTTACCGTCACGGCGTCGGGCACCAAGGTGCTTGCTACCTTGGGCCAAGCCTACTATGCCGGCATCATCGAATTCATTGCGAGTATCACGGACGGCACCAACACAGATTATTTACGTTTTCAAGCGATCGGCACGGGCGGCGGCACCGCGCACATCGACACCATCGGCACCAAGGCAACGACCGGCACCGCGCCGACGTACACGCTCACGACGAGCAGTGTTGGCAATGTCCTGCAGGTGAACTTCAACAACACCGGCGCCGTGAGCCTGACCATCAGCTATTCCGCGCGCGTGATCGACAACGGCAACGCGGTGGTGTTTTCCTACTGATGGACGCCGCCGTACTCACCGCCGTAACGCAGGAACTCGCTCGGGACGAGGGCGAGCGGCTGCGCGTCTATGATGACGCGACCGGCTTAGCCATCGTCGCCGGCACGCTCGTGAAGGGCAACCCCACGATCGGCGTGGGCCGGAACTTGGCCGCGCGCGGCATCAGCGCGCCGGAGTCCGATCTGCTGCTCGCGCACGACCTGGGGCAATGCGAGGCGGAGCTCGTGCCCGTGCTGCCGTGGCTCGCGAGCGCGCCGCCGCCCGCGCAAGTGGTCGTCTATTCGCTGTACTTCAATACCGCCTTAGGGGACCCGGAGCGGTTCGTGGGTCCGCATGGCTGGCCGCATTTCCTCGCGCAGTGCGCGGCCGGGGACTGGCAAGGCGCCGCGAGCAACCTGGAGACCTCGCAGCCGTGGGCGAGCGAAGTCGGCGCGCGCGCGGCGCGTTTGGCGAATCTGTTGCGGAGTGTGCTAGGGCCGTGAGCGGCGATGACTTCAAACTCTTTGACGATGAGACGATGCGGCGCCTGCGCACGATCGCGCAGTCCCCCGGCGAGGCGGCCTGGCGCATGGAACTGCTCGCGGCCATGGAACGCGACCGGATCCAGAATCAGATCTATAACCGCAACGTGATGCAGCTGTTGGATAAGGTGCGCAAGGACATCTCGCACATCACGCCCATGAAGCTCGCCGAGCTCGTGAACGCGCAACTCGAGGAAAAGCTCAAGGCCACGAACAGCGACGTGAACCGCCTCTGGAAGGCCGGCATCTGGGTCTTGGAGAAAACCCTCACGATCGGCTTAGGGGCGATCGGCGCGCTCATCGGCGTGCGGGCGATCCTGAAGTGAGCCCCGCGCGCGTCGCGGCGCTCATGCTGCTCGCCTTCACGCTGGGCGTGCTTTGCGGCAATTTTGCCCTTATCATGCGGGTGCGCCGCATCAATCCCTTGCCTCTCGAGGAGGTACAGAAGATTCTGCGGCGCATCGAGGCGGCCGAAGACCTGCTGCGGGAATACATCGAAGGCGGCCGGATGCAGGTCTCCTCGAGCGGCGATCAAGTGATTCACATGTTGGGCGAACTGACACGCCTGCTACGGCATCATTTCTTCACGAGGAAGGACGACCTATGAGCACGCCGAACCCCGTACCGCCCGACGCCCCGACCTTGGACGCCTCGAACGCGATCTTCTTCCTGCGCTCGCCGGTGTTCGTGTCGATCGCCGTGGCCTTTGTCTCGAAGCTCCTGACGCTGTTCGGCCGGCACGTGTCGGACGCGATCATCACCGCCGAAGTGAGCCAGGTCCTTGATCTGCTGACGCTGCTGTCGCTGGCCTTTGCCGGTTACAAACGCTGGCGCAGTACCGTGCAACCCCTATCCGTCAAACCCCAAGGAGTCCCGAATGCGTCTGCTCAACCTGTTGTGTCTGCCGATCCTGGTGCCGCTGCTGCTGTGGGCCGGAATCCTGTGGCTGTTCCTGTTCGCAGCGAAACCGGCCCGGGCACGCCAGCCGCTGGTCGCCCTCCTCGCAGCAATCCTACTGATCCCCCTTAACGGCTGCAGCACGACCCCGACGCAGAACGAGATCGCGGCGATCACGAACGCCTGCGCGATCGACTCAGGCATCCGCCCGATCGTCACCGAGCTCCTGGCGGTACCGGGCCTTGCGACCCCGGCCGAAAGCCTGGCGGTAACCACGGCGCGCGCCGTCATCGACCCGATCTGTGCCAATCCGAGCGCGACGCCGCAGGCGAATGCGCTCTCTGCCCTCACGGGCGCCTCGGCGCAAATTATTGGCATCGTCACGGTCTTGAAAGCCCGGCAAGCCCCGAGCGCCTCGAAAACCGCCGTATATCGCTTCAGGCAGGCGATCCTGGTGCGCCTCTCCCGAGCATAGGTTATGGACGCGCTCGCCGCTGCTAAGCTCGCCCAAGCGGTCTATGGTGCCTCCCCCACCATCGGCGCTGAGTACGCCGCGGCGCGCGCGTCCGTTTATGGCGATCGGCAGGAGATCGTCGCCTTCCCCGGCACCGATAACATCGCCTGCTGGCTGGCCGACTTGGACGCATTGGCGGTCGAGGTCCCGGGCTTCGGCCGCATCCATGCGGGTTTCTGGCAGTCCTGGCTCGAGATCCGCGCGGGCGTGCTGGGGCTACCCGGCACCGAAGTCTTGATCGGTCACTCCGAAGGCGCCGCGCTCGCGCTCCTCTGTGCCGCGAATCTGATCCTCGTGAGCCGGCCGCCGAAACAGGTGTTCGCCTTCGAGCCGCCGCAGCTGACGACCGACGCCACGCTCAAGAACCTGTTCGCCATCTTCGGCGTCGAAGTGCACCTGTACCGCAACGGTAACGACGTGGTGCCGATCGTGCCGCGCCTGCTCGAGGACTGGCAGCACCCGGGCACCCTCGTTACCATCGGCCGCCCGCGGCTTCCCTTTCCCAACATCGAGGACCATGCGATTGCGAACGTGATCGCGGCCTTGCAACCCTTAGGAGATCTCGACCATGTGGCTGTCTAAGTTCCCCCTGCTCGGTGGCGTGCTGTTTACTGTCCTGTGCCTGGCCGTGGGTGCCGTATTCGCGGCGACGACGCCGAGCGCGAACGTGTCGTGGACGCCGGCGACGACCAACACCGATGGCTCGCCCGTGACCGGCACCGTGACCTTCAACCTCTACCAAGGCACCCAGGTCGGCACCGCGACGCCGACCCTGACCAAGGTCGCGAGCGCCCTCACGGCGACCAGCGACGTGATTACCGCCGGCCTCACGGCCGGGAGCACCCAGTGCTTCGCGGTGACCGAAGTGGTGAACGGCGTGGAGTCCGCGCAGTCGCTGCAGGCCTGCACGGCGATTCCGTTCCCGACGCCCGGCGCGCCGACGCAGATCACGGTGGTAGTGCACTGATTGGCACGGCGACGGCGAGCGCGCGGGCGCTTACCGTCGCCGGCCGAGCGGGCTCGGGATCTTGCGAGCCTGCCGCGGGCGCGACTGGTCGCCGGCGTCGCCGCGATCCAGCACGCGATCGACCATCCGCTGAAGTCTATTCCGCCTGCGGACGCAGCAGCATCGGCAGACTCTCGCGCCAGGCCAAGGCGGCCAGCTGGCGCTGAATCCCCTCGATCTTCGCGAGCTTCAAGACCTTCACTGCGGCCTCCGTTTCCGGTGTCGTGATCGGCACGCTGCGCAGCGCCGTGAGCACCTGCTGAAACTGTTCATCCCCCAACTCGACCATAGTATGCACTCCTGTGTCTGTTGCCCTTACCCTTGGTTATCGGCACGCGCCGACGAAACTTTAGCGACCCCCGTAAGCGACCAGCCGCTCAATCGCGAGCACGGCCACCACGACGAGCGCGACATGCCAGCCGCCGCTGACGAGCAGCAGCCCCACGATCACCGCCTTGGCGACCGTCTCCTCGCCGCTCACGAGAGCCCCAGCCCGTGGCCGCCGACGTAGCGCAGCAGGTACAGCAGCAGCAGCACGCCGACGATCACGTACACAATGGTCTTGACGATCGGCGGGATCCCGGGGATCTGGCCGATGCCCCACAAGATCAGTCCGATGATGGCGAGCAAAATCAGCAGGTGCAGCAGGGTGTAGATCATAGATTTCCTTTGGTGGTGTGGTTATCGTCTCTGGCAGACTTTATTCTGATGGCTCACTTCGCTTCTCCATCGGCAGTGCTGCGGAATTTATGGCACCACCAACATCGTTCGCCTGAGTAATTGACCATGCCGAAACCGAACTCAAGATGCCATTGATGCTTTCCGAGCAGGCAAAATAGTCTCCCGCTTGCTTTTCGGATTGCCCATACCGGCGCGCAGTGCCAAAGCCAGCCCTCGACGCCGGTGCGGTAGGCATCCGCCATCGAGCCGCACAAGTAATTCAGGTTGCAGCGGATTTTCTTCGAGGCCGCTGCGAGCATCTTGTTCCGCGGAACCATCACCGTCATGTGCCACCTTCGGATGTATGAGTTAAGCAAAGCATCCGCAACCCCCGATGTCGAACATGTCCACCTGCTCGCCAGCCTCAATCCGCAGGCGCAGCGTGCGCATGGTAAGCGGTTTCTTTTTGCCGTCGCCAGTGCGGTCGGTCATCATGGACACGTTCTTTCCGAGGTATGCGCGCAGCGATTCTTCTTCAGCCTCGTGTTGCAGGTACAGGGTTGGATTGACTCGCAGCAGATTGGCGAACTGACCCTGCCCAGCCTTGCAACAGAAACCGCCGCAATTGTTGTGACTGAATCCCTCGCTGTAAAGCCTGGGCGGGTAGATACCGTTGTGCCTCAATTCCCGCATCATGTCGGTTTTTAGGATGTACGGCGGGTCGCACAGCGGCGCCTCGTACGTCCATCCGTCCTTGGCTCGAAGGTCGCGCAATCGTGTGAATCGGTGTTCCTCAGTCCAATCGATCCCAACGTAAATCGTCGTTTCGGCCGGCCGACAATTGGTTCGCAGCCAATTGTCGGCCGGCTGCCGCTTCAAGATCGCCGAGCATGGATCGCGGCGCGAGTTACCGAGAAAGCGCCGGTCCCGGTAAACCTGCCACGGCGTTCGCCCTTCAGCGATCCGCACGAACTGGCCGCCGACGTTCGCTGCCGCTTCCTCAAGGAATCGGTACAGGTCTGGATCTTCGATCAGCGTGTCTGTGAACAGCAGGGTAAGCGCATCCGTGCCGTGCTCTGCGGCAACCCGTTTTGCCGCAGCCCACGAACCGATCCCGCCAGAAAACATGACAACGTGCCTCACTGCTCCGCCTCTGATTGACGTGGAAAGTAGGTCCGCGCGATGTGCCGCGAGAGCGGCAGCGGGATTTTAGCGATCAGCGCAGATGCCATTTTGCGCTTCGTGCTTTTACTGCTGGTTGTGCGGGAAATGCTTCCCTCAGTTGCAAACCAATCGCCACCTTGTTTTATATGTTCAGCCGGATTCGTCAGTCGTGGCGTGACTCCCGTATAGTCTTGGCGACCTTGGCGCGGGCGTCCGGGCGCTTTCAGCGCATCGCCTCCGCGCTTCATGGTCATCGGCATCAGCGCCGGCACGTCGCCCCACAGGTGATAGCTGCCGTAATTCCACTGACTGCGGCCAACCCAAGGGATCGCGCCGCGCACGTTCTCAATGACAGTGGGCACGCCAGCCTGTTTGCCGATGCGCACCGCCGCGTCGAATAGGGCGGTTAAATCCTTGACGTTGAGCTCGCCCGAGCGATACTGCCGCGCCCGTTCTTTCGCCCGCGTCCAAGGCATCGCCATGTGACTAAATTCTTGGCACGGCGGCGACGCGACTATCAGCGCAGCGTCCTTGAATTGCCGACCGTCAAGCGTGAGCACGTCCTGGATCACGAGCTGCGCTGGGTAGCGATGCTCGCCGTATACATGCCGCTCAATGTCGAATCCGACCACGTAGTACCCCTCTTGCAGCAGTCCTTCCGTCCAGCCGCCCAAGCCGCAGAACAGGTCAATCGCGAGCGGCTTCATGCCAAGTGAACGACGATCGTGCGCACGCCAGCATCGCGCAACGCGCGGGCGCAGGGCTCGCAAGCGTAATAGTGCCCATAGACATGCGCTTCGCCGTTCCGGGCGTCATCCCCGGCAACCTTCAACGCCTCGATTTCCGCGTGCCCGGCTTGCTGACAGATCGTTTGGCATTTTTCGTACCCTTCGCCGGGCGCCCGCGGGCACGCTGGCTGCGGGTTCGCGCAGTCGTTTTCTCCTGCATACATCGTCCCAGTTTCGCCGACGATGATGCAACGGACGCGGAGCTTCGCGCATGGCCCCCCCCATTGCGCTTCCCGTTCCCGCTTCTCCCGCCACGCGCGCAGTTCGTCGGCGTCGGCCCAGACTCGACCGTCGCCGGCGACGCTGACGTGCGGGAACTCCCGCCCCGCTTGGTTGTAAATCAGCAGTTCCGCTTCCTGCGGATCCGTCACTTCGACGTACCTCGGTTTACTCATGCTTCGCTCCGTCACTCGCTTCAAAGCTACACGGTCACTGCCACCGCTCCAGCGTGCGCCGCGCGTACTGCAGGGCCCGGCCGCGCGCGTGCTTTTTACTTTCGAGCTCGGCGAACGCCTCGAGGAGCGCGCGCACCGTCAGACGCATCTCCAAGAGCTCCGCAGCCATCGCCGCCGCTTCCGTTCGCGGGGTGAGGCCACCCGAGAGGCCGCGCAGCCGATCGTCGGTGACGGGCGCCTGGCGCCGCGCCGCGTGATCCCGCCCGCACAGCACGCAGAAGCCGCTGGCGAACACCGCCGGCTCGTGGGGCTCCAACCCGCGCAGGCCCATCAGTTCGCCCTCGAGGGGCCGGGCTGCACGAGGGTCGTTGCCAAGCGGTGCCCATCCAGCACATCGGCCGCGATGCGCTGCGCCTCGCTAGGCGCGGTCTGTGCACACATGTCGAGACCCTCCTTCAGGTAGTCGATCTGCGCCGCGAGATGGTGCACGGCGGCGCTCCCGGGCACCGCGCTCAACTGCAGGCGCGCGGCCGATAGCTGCGCCTTCAAAAACAGCACTTCGCTTTGCAGCTGCGCGATCGACAGGTGTGCTTTGCGCAGTGCCTCCTCGGTCGGCAAGCGCACCGCGCCCGTCTCCTCTGGGATCGCCTGGACGCGGTCCAAGGCAAAGCGGAGCTTCGTGACCGCCTCGACCATGGCGCGTGCCTCAGCCTCGTGCCGGGCTTGGCCGTGCACCATCGAGAAGGGGATTGCGAACAACAGGCGATCGAGCGCCTCGCGTTCGCCGGCCGATAAATACGCCAGCACCGGCGTCGGCAGGGCTTCGAGTTCGGGAGTCTTCATGCGGCGCGTCTCCGGGTGGGTAAGGGCAGCGCCTGCTGGCGCAGATTCAAGGTGATGATGCGCCGCTCGAGGCAAGCGCCGCGACAGAACGGGATCTCGGCGCGGATGAAGCCCACGGGCAGGTACCGGCCGCAGCCGCGGCAGTGGTAACCCAAATCTTGGGCCCCGCGCCGGCTCACAGCTGCGTCTTCTCCTGCACCATGATGCCCTCGTGCTCGCGGTCCCACGCGGCCAGGCGCGCGGCCTCGGCGTGCGGCAGGAAGCGCCATTCGACGCCCTGCGAGTGGCCCGAGGCCATGAGTGTCAGATCCGAAGGCACCGCCTGCCGATCGTATTCGGTGAGCGTGATCGAATCGAACTTGCCGAGCATCCGGCGGCGCGCGAAGTGCCACGCGGTCGTCACCGCGATCTTCTGCCAGCGGCCTTGGAGTTCGGACGTGGTCGCCGCCTGCGTGCCGCGCGCCTTGTCCATGAGTCGCACCGCGCGGGCAATCGGGATGAAGGCGAGCGTGAGCCGCTCGGGCTTGCGCTCCTCCATGAGCACGCGATCCGTGGGCAGGCTGATGAGATCCTCCTTCAGGATCACGTAGCCGTTCGGCGCCAGGCGCCACGCGAGGATCACGGCGATCTCAGGCCAGCCCCAGGCGATCTCGGGCAAGCGCGGCAGACGCGCTTCGCGGCTCATGGTTGCCGCTCCTGGCAATCCAGCCACTCGGCCGCGCGCGTCAAGGCGGCGATTTTGCGGGCGCGCAGCAGCTGATCGGTGCGCGCGGCCGCAGCCTCGATCCAGCCGTCGAAGAACGCCCGGCGCAGCAGCGGATGGCGGGAATAGCGGCGCGCCAAGACGCCGACCTCGCCGCCGGCCTGACACGCCTCGGCGCCGCGCGCCGCCGCGTGCTTCAGGAGTTCGTCCCAGCGAATGACGACGGCGCTCATGGCGCGCGTCCTTGGCGGGGCGCGGGCTTCGGGGCGCCCGCGATCGTGCAGAGCCACGTCAATTGCTTGTCGGAGAGGAAGGTCTTCAGGCCATGCTCTTTGGCCTTTATCGAAAGCTCGTTCACGAACTCGACCGCCCGATCGGTCTGGGCGCGTCCCTGCGCCTCCAAGATCAGCGAGCGGAAGGCGCCCTCGTCCGCGAAGTAGTCGCCGACCTGGCGGCTCATACGCTCACGGTCGCTTGCGGGAAGCGCACCCCGCGCAGCAGGTGGCGTACCGCCTCGGGCAGGTCCTGGCGCAGCGCCATGTCGATCCCCTGCTCGAGTTCGCGCTTGCGCGCGCGTAAGAGTTCATTCTCGCGGCGCGCATCGATCAGGGTCGGCGGCTGCTTCACCGAAGGCACGTCGGGCTTCCGGTCGGCCGCGCGCTGCGCGAGCATCACGTGCATCTGCAGCAAGCGCAGGTCCGGCACGTAGGTGAGCAACTGCGCCTCGGTCAGCGTGCTGATCGCGAGGTTCAGGGCGTCCAAAACGACCCCGAGATGCTGCTCCGGGTACTCGATCGAGGCGAGCACGGGCGATTTCGCGGCGATCTGGTGGGCGCCTCCCAACAGGTGTAGTGCCTCGTCCAAGAACTGCTGCGCGACCTGCTCTTGGCCCAAGTGCAACTGCGCGAGCGCGGTGCTCGCGCACTCTCCAGCGGCTTCCATTTGCCGCAGGATCTGGCGCACCGCGGGGCTCATGCCGGCACCCCATAGCGCCAGCGCGAGACCTTGCGGTACCGCTGCTGCTGGCGCACGGTCATGAAATGCCCGGACACCGAAAGCGGTCCATGCCAGCCCGAGCGCGCCGTCCACTTGGACGCATGCTGCGGTACGTTCTGGTTCCGGGCGAGGCGATTACTCTTGGCCCGGCGCCGTGCGCGGGCCTGGCGATTTGCAAGATTCATGATGCAGAACTCCCGAGGTTTTGAATCGAGAGCCGACCTTATACCCGAGAGGTCCGTGGAGTCAAGCGTAATTTTTACCGCAAGACCCTTGCGGTCTGTGCCCGCGCGGGCTAGCCTATGAGGCCATGAACACCGTCCAAAAAGCTCTGCGCGAAGCCTGTCGCGCCCAAGGGTTTCGCCCGGTCGCTGAAGCGGTCGGCGTCTCGACCGATTTTCTCTACAAGGTGATTGGCGGCTCGAAGCAGCCCAGCCCCAAGGTGCTCACCTACCTGGGCTTCGAGCGGCTGTGGCTGTACCGCCGCATCAAGCCCCAGAGCCCCGCCCCCACGACCGCCGAACCGTAGGCGCGCGCGCCCATGGCAGCGGCCGGAGAGCCGTGGATTAAGGTCGAGCGATCCCTCGCCCGGGACCCCCGCATCGTCGCGATGGCGCGTGCCCTACAGGCGCGCGAGCAAGCCGCCGGCGCGCCCGAAACGCCCTTCGCGCGCCTGTGCATAACCTGTGTAGGAGCTGTGTGTATCCTGTGGATAACTGCAGACGCCTACGTCGGCCAAGATGACGTCCTGCGATACGGCCCGGCGGACATAGACGAGCTCACCGGCATTGAGAGCTTCTGCGAGCTCATGCCCCCCGAGTGGCTTGTGGTCCTCGACGCGAAAAGCGTAAAACTGCCGAACTTTCATACACATAACGGCGCCCTCGAAAAAAAAAGAGCCCAACAAAGGAAGCGCCAGCAACGCCACCGTAACGCTCATGCGTGACATGAGCGTGACATGAGTGTAACGCATGTAACGGTGACATGCGTCAGCAGACTTAAGATCTTACTATCTAACGTCTTCTTGTAATTGCTCGCGGTGGATAACTCTGCGGCATCGCACCAAGAAAAGGCAGGTTTGGCGATGGGAAAATCCGAGAGGGCGCAATGGGCCGACGTGGTCGCGAAGCGCACCGGAGCGATCGGGAACGGAACCGGAGCGGCGCCGAAGACGGGGCGCGTCAAGGGGGCCAAGGTCACCCGCCGCGACGGGATCCGGTTTGCCTCGAAGCTCGAAGCGGATCGCTACAGCGAACTAAAACTTTTGCAAAAGGCGGGCGAAGTGGAGTACTTTCTGCGCCAAGTGCCGTTTGACGTGGCGACCGGGGTCACGTACCGGCTGGATTTTCTGGTGGTCTGGGCGCGGCAGGGAGCGGATGGTACATGCGTGAGCCTCGAGGAATGCAAGGGTTTTTTGACCGAGGTCGCGCGCGTCAAGCTCGCCGCCGTGCAAGATCGCTACGGCGTGCACATCCGGGTGCTGAAGCGCGCCGACGTGCGGCGCTTCGGGTAACCGCATGAACTCGCGCCTGACGGCCGAGGATCGGGCCAAGCGCGACGCCGCGATCGTCACCGACTACGTCGCCGGCACGTCGACCGCCGAGCTCGCCGGGCGCTGGTCGATCACGCAAGCCCGCGTGCTGCAGATCCTGGTCGCGGCGCAGATCCCCCGGCGCCGGGAACCGAATCCGCGCGAAGCCCGGGCCATGAGCGCGCACGAGCACCAGGTGCGCAATGCGGCGATCCTCGCCGACTCGGACGCCGGCCTTAGCGTCAACCAGCTGGCCGCGAAGCATAAACTCACGCACTGGCGCATCCTGCAGATCCTGCGCCACAAGCGCCGGCAGGCCGCATGAGCCGCTGCCAGGACTGCAGCTTCTCGCGCCGTACGGTGCAGTTAGGCGCGCCGCCGGCCCTGTACTGCCACGTGAATCCGCCGCAGATCCACATCACGCCCGTAGCACCCCAACAGGGCGGCGGGATGTTCATGTCGGGCATCTGGCCGCCGATCCAGGGCGACGACTGGTGCGGTAAGTTCGAGCACGACCGGATGCTGTCCTGATGCGTTCGGCCAAGGTGCTGCGCGAGCGCATGGTGCTGCCCGAATCGATCGCGCTCTGCAAGCGCATGTCGCTCTTGGTCGCGAACTACTTCGCCGACGAGGTCGAGGTCATCGAGATCTTGAACCGCCGGGGCCCCGAGGACCTGGCCCTCGAGATTGCGCAGTTTCTGATGCTCAAACTCGGGCACGAGCCGCCGAAGGTGCAGGAGCCGCGCTTCGACAAAACCCGGCGCGCCTTGAACGCCAAGCGCCTCAAAGGGCCGCGCGGCGTCAACGGAGTGCAGGCATGAGCTTCGCGAAATGACTTGGTTCACCGACGAGCGCGGCAACCGCGCCTGGAGCGCGTACTTTGGCTCAGAGAAGGCCGCGAAGGCCGCCCTCGCATCGCTCACGAATTGTGAGCGATGCGAAAACTGCTCGGACTGCTCGGACTGCTCGGACTGCTCGCGCTGCTCGCGCTGCTCGGGCTGCTCGGGCTGCTCGGGCTGCTCGGACTGCTCGGACTGCTCGGACTGCTCGCGCTGCTCGCGCTGCTCGCGCTGCTCGGGCTGCTCGCGCTGCTCGGACTGCTCGGACTGCTCGCGCTGCCGGCGCTGCTCGGACTGCTGGCGCTGCTGGCGCTGCTCGGACTGCTGGCGCTGCTCGTATATCAGTTTTCTGGACAACAGCGCCAATCTGCACGCGGATCCGGACGGCGCGCCAGCGAAGCTAGGCGCGCTTGCGGTGCCGCGGATCGAGCACATCCACCAGAAGCTGTATGCCGCGGTATCGCAGCCCCAGGCGCTCGACATGGACGACTGGCACCGCTGCGAGACCACCCACTGCCGGGCCGGTTGGATCACGACGCTCGCGGGCAAGGAAGGACGCGCGCTCGAGGAATTTCACAATCCGGAACTCGCGGCGCTGCTGATCTACAAGGCCAGCGGCTATGCGATCAACCCGGCGCGTTTCTATGACACCAACGAGAATGCGCTCGCTGACATGAAGCGCCTCGCCGAACAAGAGGCCAAGGCCCAAGGAGAGGCATGAGCTTCGAAATGGACCCCACCCCGCACGCGCCAGTCGCCGCGAAGCCCGCGCGCAAGCGCAAACGCAAGCCCGCACGCCGCGTGCGCGCCGTGAAGACGGTCACGGCGCCGCCGGCCGAAAAGCCCAAACTGCCGAACTTGAACCCGAACGATGCGGCGCTCTGGCAGGAGACCGCGCGCAACGCCCAAGAGGGCGCGACCAAACTCGCGCGCGCGGTCGACGTGCTGCGCGAGGGCTTGCAGACCTTGGTCACAGCCGAAATGGACTACAGCGCGAAGCCGCCGATGCCGGTCTCGGCGCACCAGCTGCGCGCGATTGCGGTCGAGACCCTGGATGCGTATTCGCGTCTCACGGGCCAGAATTGGCGCAATCCCCGGCATCAGGTCGTGCAAACGCGCGCCGGATCTGCGGACGGGGCGCATGGCAAGAACGTAGGTAACGACGGAGCCGACTATGACTGACCGTATGAAACCGGGTGGCGGCGGGCGTTTTGAAGCCCTCGAGGGCAAACTCGCCAAGCGCAAAGGCGTCGAGAATCCGGGTGCGCTCGCGGCTTACATCGGCCGGCGCAAGTACGGCGCCGCACGCATGGCGAAGATGGCCGCCGCCGGCGAGCGGCGCGCGAAGTAGCCCTGTGGCGAAGCGCGTCGCTTCCGATCAGCTGAACGATCGGCAACTGAAATTCGCGCGCGAGTACGCGCTCTCGGGTAACGCGACCCAGGCCGCGATCGCCGCCGGCTACTCGGCCAAGAGCGCAACCGTGGAAGGCTCACGGCAGTTAGCAAAAGCTAAGGTTTCGCAATATATCGATGATTTGAAGGCCGCCGATGCTAAGAAATTCGGCATTACCGCCGACAAGGTGCGCCAGCACCTGGCGGCCTGCGCGTTCTTCGATCCCCGGAAACTGTACCGACCGGATGGGTCCATGAAGCCCGTCCACGAGTGGGACGATGAGACCGCGGCGGCCATCATCGGCATCGAGAGCGAGGAGAGCGTGCTCAACGAAGCCAAGCAGAGCGAGATGGATTTAGGCGACGGGCCCGACTACATCGAGCGCGTGGTTACGCGCAAAATCAAGTGGACGAACAAGGTCAACGCGCTGTCCTTGGCCGCCGAAATGCTGGGCTTGAAGCGCGCGCAGACACCGACCGACTCGGGCGGCCTCTCCATCACTTTCGTGCCGCACTCCGGCCGCTGACCTGAAGACCCGTGGGGGCCAGTTACGAGTACCACTCGCCCGGGCCGACCATCGATCGGCTGATCTACTCCGATGCGTTCGTGGTCGGCATTCGCGGACCCTTGGGGTCCGGTAAGACGTCCGGCTGCATCATGAAGATCTTGGAGATCGCCAAGAAGCAGCAGGTGCAGAAGGACGGGCGGCGCTACTCGCGCTTCGCGATTATCCGCAACACCTATCCGGAACTCACGACCACGACGATCAAGTCCTGGCATCACTGGATCCCCGAGACGATCGGGCACTGGAAAGCGGCCGGGCCGCCGACGCACCTGATCGTCGATGCGGAACTGCATCTCGAAGTGATCTTCGTGTCCTTGGACCGGCCGAAGGACCTGCGCAAAGTCCTCGGCATGGAACTCACGGGCGCCTTCATCGACGAGGCGCGCGAAGTCGACAAGACGCTCATCGATGGCCTGACGGGGCGCGTCGGCCGCTACCAGCCGCCGAAGACGGTCATGCGCGATGACTACGAGTGTGTGGGCCCGCAGATCGTCATGGGCACGAACCCGCCCGAACAGGATCATTGGTGGTACGTGCTCGCGGAAGGCGACACCACGACCACGCGCAACGAAGAACTCATCAAGTCGGTGCAGGAAGCGGAAGCGGCGATGCGCGCCGCGAAGGTCAACGGCAAGCCGCTGTTGCGCAAGAACCAGAAGCTCTTTGAGTTCCTGGCGCAGCCCGACGCCAACAGCGCGGACGCGGAGAACCTCGCGAACCTGCCGCCAGGCTATTACCAGCGCATCAGCGCCGGCAAGTCCGAGGAGTGGAAGAAGGTCTATATCCGCGGCGAGTATGGCTTCGTGCAAGACGGCCGGCCCGTGTATCCGGAGTTTCGCGAGCATCAGCACGTCAAGGAATTCGAATTGAATCCGAAGCTGCCGCTGTCGATCGGTATCGACTTCGGCAACACGCCGGCGGCCACGATCGGCCAGCGGTCCTTTACCGGCATCCAGCGCGTGCGCTGGGAAGTGGTCTCCGAGCACATGGGCGCGAAGCAGTTCGCCACCGTACTGCGCAATTTCTTGAACAGCACCTGCGCGAACTTTCAGATCGAATCGATCACGGGCGACCCCGCCGGCACCCAAGAGGGCCAGGCCGACCTGCAGGTGCCGTTCCAGATCATGAAGGCGAACGGCATCGATGCGAAGCCCGCGCACACGCAAGATCCCACGACCCGGCGTGAGGCGGTCGCGAACAAGCTCACGCAGCTGATCGACGGCGAGGCGGGTTGGCAGGTGCACCCGGGCGGCTGTCCCACCCTGCGCTCGGGCATGGCCGGCAAGTACCGCTATCGGCGCGTGCAGATCATGGGCTCAGAGCAATACCACTTGAAGCCCGATAAGAACATAGCGAGCCACGTGTGCGAGGCCGAGCAGTACCGGCTCTTAGGCATGGGCGAGGGCAAGTTGGTGTTGCGCGGGGTCTTAGGCCAAGGCCGCAGCCGCCCGGCCTACTCAGTCACATGACCGGGGACTTTCCCCATCCCACGCGGTTTCCGTGAGCGGCGCCTATGCCGAGCTCGGGGGCACCGCAGTCCCACCGCCCGCGCCGGCGGCCCCCAAGCCCGCGCGCCACGTCTGGGTACTGAAGGTGATCGACCCGCGCGGCGGGGCGGCCAAGTACGTCTGCAAACGCTGCCGCACGGTGCGCGTGCGCCTGACGCGCATGCGCACGCACCGCTACCCGGTCGACCGCTTTACCCTGCCGGACGGGCAGACCCTCGAGGGGCGGGTCCCCGCCTGCGTGCCCAAGGGCTAATTTGAATGTGCCCGCCCGCTGTTGTAGCGTCGGGCGCCTATGAGCTACGCGGGCAAGATCCACAACATTGCGCAGAACATCGACCCCGGCATGCGCTTGTTCGGCGGCAAAACGGACTTGGCTTACGATCTGTTCAAACCGTCCACGCCCGCGCCGCCGATCCAGGCCAACCCGAACGATGCCAGCAATGCGGCCCTGCAGCAGTCCGACGCCCTGCGCCAGCGCCGCGGGCTGCTCGCGAATATCTACGCGGGTTCGCAGACCGTCGGGCTCGGCGCCCGTCTCGGGTAAGGTCGCCTTGGGCACATGAACGGGCGCCCGGCCGCGATCGAAAAGGCCGAGTCGCTGTACCGCTTCGCCTTGAACTCGGGCGCGCAAGTGTCGACCTTCGTGCTGTGCCTGAAACCGCACGAGGCGCAGGAGCTCTTGGAGTGGTACGCGACCCAGTATGCGGGCCGCTCCGAGCAGTTCGACCTGGATCTCGAGGTCGCGCGCGTGTCCGGCGATCCGTGGCAGATCCTCGATAACTTCCAGCTGCTGGGCCTGACGCTCGCGCGCGCCGAGCTCGTGCTGCACTGATGGCCGCCGAATCCGACTACCGGCGCTTGGATTCGCGCGTGCGCCGCCTCTGGCACGAGAACAGCGACAGTCAGCACCGCGAGCCCGAGTTCGATCGCGCACGCGGCTTGGGCATCCCGCATCGGGACGCCGCCGCGCGGGTGGAGGCGCGCCCGTCGCACCTGTTGGGCGAAACCGGGTTATGAGCGACGACGCGAATTCCATCATCGGGCACTTCGAGAGCCTGTGGCAGCAGCAGGCGAACTTCCGTTCGCTCTGGAACGTCGCGGCGCAGTTCTGCATGCCGGCCTGGGATAACTTCATCGGCGAGTTCGCCGAGGGCGTGAATCGCAACACCCGTATCTTCGACTCGACCGCGGTCATTGCCAATGAGCGGTTTGCGGCCTGCATGGAATCGATGCTCACGCCGCGCTCGCAGATCTGGCACGAACTGCACCCGTCCGATGAGACCCTCGACGACACGCCCGCCGTGGCGCGTTATCTTGAGCAAGTGAACAAGATCCTATTCGCGGCGCGCTATCACCCGAAAGCCAATTTCGCGAGCCAGACCGACGAGTGCTACATGAGCTTGGGCGCGTACGGCAACAACGCGCTCTTTATCGACGAGGTCGTGGGTCACTGCCTGCGCTACCGCTCCCTGCCGCTCTCCGAAATCGTCTGGGCCTTGAATCACCAAGGCATGGTCGACACGGTGTTCCGCAAGTTCCGCTATTCCGCGAAGCAGGCGATCGATCACTGGGGCAAGGAGCGCGTGCCGACCGAGATCACGCGCGTGCTCGCGACCAACCCCTACCAGCAGTTCGACTTCCTGCACTGCATCCGCCCGAACAGCGAGCGCAAACAGGGCGCATACGGCGATGAGGGCAAGGAGTTCGAGGGCTGGTATATCTACTTGGGCAATCGCTCGGTCCTCTCGCGCGGCGGCTATCGCGCCTTCCCGTGCGCGATCGGCCGCTACCGCGTGGCGCCGCGCGAGAACTACGGCCGCGGACCCGCGACGACCTGCCTGCCGGACGTGCGCACCGCGAACGAAATGGTGAAGACGGGCCTGCGGGCCGGGCAGAAAGCCGTCGATCCGCCGATCCTGCTCGCCGAGGATTCGGTGCTCTCGAACTTCAACCAGCGCGCCGGCGCCAACAACTACGGCATGATGACGAGCGAAGGCAAGCCGCTCGCGATGCCGTTCGAGTCGAAGGCCAATTTCTCGCTCGCCGACAAGATGCTTGAGAGCACCCGCGCCGTGATCCGCGACACGTTCTTGAATACGCTGTTTCAGATCCTGGTGCAAAACCCGAACATGACCGCCACCGAGGCGCTGCTGCGCGCGCAGGAGAAAGGGGAACTGATCGCGCCCGCGATGGGTCGGCAGCAGTCCGAGTTCTTAGGTCCCTGCGTGCACCGCGAGCTCGATGTGCTCTCGGAAGCCGGCGCCCTGCCACCGCCGCCGCCGGAACTTGCGAGGAACGGCAAGGGCGTGCGTATCGAGTACACGAGCCCTTGGGCGCGGGCGCTACGAGCCCAGGAAGGCACCGCGATCATGAACACGGTCGCGGATCTCGCGCAGATGGCGAACTTGGATAAATCGGTGCTCTACGTGATCGACTTCCACGACGCCGCGCGCGCCATGGCGAAGATCCGCGGCATGCCGACCAAGCTCGTGCGCACCGAGGATCAAGTGCAGCAGTTGCTCGAGGCCGCCGCGCAAAGCCAGGCCCAGGCACAGGACGCCGCGCAGGCACCGCAGGTCGCGCAGGGCGCCAAGGCCCTCGCCCAAGCCGCGCAGGCCGCCGGGCTCACGGGCGCGGGCGGCACACCCGGCGCGACCTCCATCCCGCAAAGCGCCGCATGAGCCTCTCGGTCTACGAAGGCAGCGGCCTCGAGATTTATGATGCCGGCAACGGCGTCGTGAACCTCTACTGGCGCGCCTTCGCCGACATCGCGCCGTCGAGCTATAACGTGTATCTCGACGGCGTCTTGAACCAGAACGTGACGACCAACAAGGCCACGATCTCAGGCCTAACGACCACGAGCTACAACTCGGCGACCATCGCGCCGACCCCGAACAACTCGAGCCGGCCGCAGAACATGCCGCCGAATGGCAGCGTCACGAACGCGCCCGCGCACAACTTCCAAGTGACCGCAGTCAAGGCCGGCGTCGAAGTCGCGACCACGCGCGCGAAGACCTACGCACCCGCGCCCGCGTCGATCATGCTGACCACGCCCATGAAACGGCTTTGGCCGTTCCCGAACACCGGGCTCGACTGATGGCGAGCCGCCCGCCGATTCCCGGCAACCCCATACCCCCCGCGCCGGCGCCGATGCCGGGCCTCGCCAGCCCGGGCGCCGCCGGTCCAACGGCCGGCGGCGCGCCCTCAGAGCCCGGGGATCTCACCGATGCGCATTTGCGCTTGGACGAGCACGAGCGGCGCTTAGGCGAACTGGAGCGCAACGTGCACCCCGACCACGTGGGCTCGGTCGTGCACGGCGCGGTCGCCGGGCTCCATGCCTCGATCCAGTCGGAACTCGCGAAGGTCCTGAAGGCGCAACTGAAGGACATCGAAACCGATGCGGCGGTCGTGGCCGCGATCAAAGAACTGGTCGCCGCGATCCATGCGTTGATTGCGACCCACAAGGTCTAGGAGTATCCTCGCGAGCGTGTCTATGCCCGAGTCCCTCACCGTCCTCGAAGAAAATACCTTGGAGCGCGAGCGCATCAAGGCGAAGATCCGCGACCGCGCGCGCATCTTTCGCGAGGCCTTCGGCACCCCGCAGGGGCAGATGGCGTTCGCGGCGCTCGTCGAGAAGTTCACCTATGCCTTGCCACCGAACGTGCTCGACAACAACGGGCGCACCGATGAGTACCAGACCTGGCGCCGCTTAGGCCATTTCGACGTGCTCGAATTCATCACCCAGAATATCGACTATCGCGAGGTCCCCGATGTCTACCCCAGCAAGCCAAGCCCTTAGCGGCGCGACCCCGGGCACCGCAGCGCCCGCGGGTGTCACGCCTGGCGCGCCCGCGCCCACCCCGGGCGCCGTACCCGGCAGCGGCGCCGCGCCCGCCAATCAACCCGCGTTCTATGACCCTTGGTTGCCAGCGACCGAGCCCACGGCCAAAGAGGCGCGCGAGTGGCTGGGCGCCAAGGGCTTCAAAGATCCCGTGGCTCTCGTCACGTCTTACCGCGAGACCGAGCGCACCGCGAACGAATTGCGCGCCGCGGCCAATCTCAAAGGGTATCCGACCGACAAGGTCAACCCCGATGGCACGGTCGTCAAGGCCGACGAGAACGCCATGAAGGCTTGGCGCGCCTCGATGGGCGTGCCCGCGCAGCCGGCCGACTACAAGCTCGAGGCACCAGCCAATTCGCCGTACCCGCAATTCACCGGGTACTTGTCCGAAGTGCTGCACGAAGCGGGCGTCCCCGCCGCGATGGCGCCGAAGCTCGCCGCCGGCTATGAGAAAGCGGTCGCGCGGTTGGAGACGGAACTGCGCGCCCAGGAAGATGCGCAGAGCACCGCGGCGCTCGAGCAGTTGAAACAGGAGTGGGGCGCGAACTATCAGGAGCGCGTCGCCTTAGGCGCCCGCGGCAAGGCCTGGCTCGCAAACCAAGTCGGCGGCTTGAACGACGTGCAGCTGCGCACGCTGGAAGCGGTCTTGGGCACGCCGAAGTTCATGACCGCGATGTGGAAGCTCGCGGCCGGTAACGCCGAGCTCAAGTTCGCGGGCAATGATGGCGGCGGTGCGCCGTCGTTTGCGGGCGGCGGCGAGGCGCTGCAGGCCGAGTACCAGCAGCTGCAGGCCGATCGCGCCGCCGGCAAGATCTCGACCGACGAGTACCGTAAACGCGAACCGGAACTCGCGGCGCGCATCGCCGCCGGCTTCGCCCCGCCCCCCGGAGTGCAATAGCCATGTTGAAATTCGTCGCGAAAGAAATCACGCAGGGCGCGGTGGGTCCGGTCGTGCACCTGTGGGCCGCCGATAACCTGACCAAGATCGAACTCTATCTGCCGAAAGGCTACGACGTGCCCGTGATCGGCGATGCGCTGATCCTGGTCCATGAATCGGTGGTCGCCGACTTTCAGGACGCGGTCGCGCGCGTGAAGGCGATGGACATCGGCCGCACCGATCCCACGGACCCGACCTTGAACAGCGCGGGCGCCGTCGCCGCGGGCCCGACGCCCGCGGTGCCACTCGTCGAAGCGCAACCTGCGCCGTGAGTCACACTCCGGGCGATGCACGCGCTTGCATGTGCCCGGAACCTCTGAAACACTCATTGCCCATCGAGGACTAGGCGGGGCGACCCGTCCCCTCTGACGCGAGCAAAGCTCGAGCTTAAGACGGCCTCTGCCGCCTAGAAGCGCCCCCGACAAGGACTAGGCCTTCGAGAAGTTAACGTCGTGGATTGCGTCCCTATGTTCGGGCGCGATCCGTCACTGACCCTTTTCGGAGTGAGCCTGTGTCAACCAACATCGTCACCTTCTACGTCCAGCAGTTCGCCAAACAGCTGAACGAGCTCGTGCAACAGAAGACCTCCCGCATTCGCCCGTGGGCGACCGAGGACAAGTACATCGGTCAAGCCGCGAGCCCGGTCGAGCAAGTGGGCCCGGTCGCGATGCAGCCGGTGACGCAACGCTACGGCCCGATGCAGCGGGTCGACGCGCCGACCGCGCGGCGCTGGGTCTACCCCTCGGACTACGACCTGCCGCAGCTGTTCGACAACTTCGACAAGCTGCGCCTGCAGATCGACCCCAAGGGCAAGTTCACCAACAACGCCAAGAACGCGGCCAATCGTCAGTACGACGACTTGCTGATCGCGGCGTTGGGCGGCACCGCTCAGACCGGCGTGGCCGGGGGCACCGCGACCGTGCTGCCCGCGGGCAACATCATCTCGGTGCAGCAGGGTGCGACCGCGCCCTCGGGCCTGACCGTCGCGAAGCTCCGCCAAGCGAAAATGCTCGCGATGCAAAACGAAGCCTACTCGGACGAGGAAGGCGATCCGGGCGACCCCAACATGGGGCTCGTGTGCATCGCCGGCGCGCGGCAACTCGACAACCTCATGGCCGAAGCGCAGGTCATCAGCCGCGACTTCAACGACCAGCCGGTCTTGGCCGAAGGCCGCGTCAAGCGGTTCCTCGGTATCGACTTCGTGCGCTCGGAGCGCCTGCTCACGGGCACGGACGACCAGGCCGGCACGTCGGTCAAGGTGCACCTGTGGCAGAAGGACGGCCTGCACCTGGGTATCTGGAACGATATCTCGACCAACATCAGCCAGCGCCACGATCTGCAGTCCGAGCCGTGGCAGTGCTACGTGTTCATGACCGCGGGCGCGACCCGGCTCGAAGAAAACCGCGTCTATCAGATCTGGGCCCGCTAAGGCGGCGCCGTAAGCAGCAGGAGCAACCATGGCCCTCGTCACTACCAAGTCCACCGTCGTCAACAACTACGAGGCCAGCCCGCGTATTTTGACCAGCGGTTACCTCGCCGGCGGCGGCGACACGATCTGCGTCGCGACCGTCGCGGCGGGGGCGACCGATTCGATCGGTTCGATCTACCGCTTCGGCTTCATCCCTTCGGGCGTGCGCATCGAGGACATCCTCATGCAGAACGACGCCACGACCGCGGGCGTCTGGCAGTTAGGGATTTACCTGAACGACACCCAGAACCTGAACGTGGGCGGCCCGGGCGCTTCCATCCAGACCTGGAACTCGACGACGGCATACGCCTTGGGCAACGTCGTGCAGTACAACGGCGTGATCTACTACTGCTCGACCGCCAACACGGGCTCGGCGCCGCCTTCGGGTAACTGGACGACCGGCGCATCGGTCAACATCCCCGCGGGCTCGATTCCGATCCCGAACGCGCAGCAGATCTTGGCCCCCTCGATCTCGACCGCCGCGGCCAACACGACCTGGAAGCCGGTCTACACGCCGAGCCAAGGCTTGGTCACGGGTGCGGTGAACGTGAACCTGCGCATCTGGGAACTCGCGGGGTTCTCCTCGGACCCGTTCTACGAGTTCCACTTGTGCCTCACCTGCACGACCGCGCCGACCGCCGCCGGCAATATCTCGCTGCAATGGGAGTGGGTTCGCTAAGCCATGGCCGCGATCTCTTACTCGATTTTGGTCGGCGGCAACCAAGAGACCGTGGTCGCGGGCACCAATGCGCCCGCAGCCGGCTCCATCGAGATCCGCATGGATCAGACCGCGACCAGCGTCACCGATGCGCAGTCGATCACGGGCACGCGCGCGGTCAAGAAGGGCGAGATCCAGCAGCTGATCCGGATTCTGGAGGAATACCTGATCCGCGATACCAACGTCTTCGAGTAACCCTTGTCCGGCTACACGAGCATCGACCCCTGCAAAGGCACGCGCCTTTCGCTCGCGACCGCGGTCCAGTGCTATGCGGGCAACATCAACGGCACGACCGCGGGCCGGGCCTACGACACGCTGCTCTATGGCGTGTACATCCAGGCGAACGCGACCGCGTGCACGCTCTCGATCGCCGGCATGGCCGACCAAGCGGGCGCCGCGCAGACCCTGCTGATGACCGGCCAGACCACTCAGGATTTCTTTTGGTTGCCGCCCGCGCCGATCTTGAATAGTTTCGGCCCGTTCGTGTTCACCGCGTCGATCGCCAATCTCGCCTGGGTCTTCACGCGCGCCTACATCGGGCCGGAAGCGCCGCTGGGGGCGGCGTTTGTTTCGATCCATCCCTAACCTCTAGCTTGTGCCCGCCCCTTCGGGCAGGGTGGGGCGCCAATGGCTTCTCCCGTCGATATCGGAAACCTCTGCCTGTCGATTCTCGGCAAGGCGCTCATTACGAGCTTCGCCGACAACTCGAACGCCGCGCGCGTCATCAATCTGGAATACGACCTGATCCGCCGCGGGCTCTTGGAGGGCCCCGGCATCTGGCGTTTCTCGGTCAAGCGCGCGAGCCTGCCGGCGCTCACCACGACGCCGGTCTCGGGGCCCTTCACGACCATGTACGCGATGCCGAGCGATTGCCTGCGCACGCTGCAGGTCGGCGACATGTATGCGGGCCTGGACCTGTCCGACTACCGGCAAGGGCCTACCGATGCCGACTATTCGATCGAGGGGCGGAACATCCTCTGCGATTACGGCTCGCCGCTGTCGCTCTCCTACGTCGCCGACATTACCGACTCGACCCAGTTCAATCCTAATTTCGTGATCGCGTTTGCCGCCGAGCTCGCCTACACCTGCTGCGAGCGGCTCGTGGGGTCGGACGCCAAGCAAGAGGCCGCGCGCAAGCGCAAAGAAGAAGCCATCTCGGCCGCCCTCGCGAGCTCGGCGCTCGTCAATCCCCCGGGCTATCCCGGCGATGACACGTGGATGCTGGCGAGGATGCAGTAAGTGGGCCGCGCCTCGCCGGCACTCGCCGCCTTCAACGCGGGCGAATTCTCGCCGCAGATGGAGGGCCGCGTCGATGTCGAGAAGTACCCGATCGCGACCCACATCCAGCAGAACTTCATCCCCTTAAAGCAGGGGCCTGCCACCTTCCGCCCAGGCAGCGCCTACACGCAGGCCGTCAAGAACAGCGCCAATCGCACGTGGCTGAAATCCTTCGAGTTCAGCCAGAGCCAGGCTTTCCTTCTCGAATTCGGCGACTATTATGTGCGCTTCTATACGAACCACGGGCCGCTGCTCTCGACCGGCAACGCCGCCTACTCGAACGCGACCGCGTATGTGCTAGGCAATCAGGTCGTCTCGGGCGGGATCACCTACTACTGCATCGCGCCGACCACGGGCAACGCGCCGCCGAACGCGACCTATTGGTACCCCATGAGCGCGTACAACGGCAGCGCGACGACCGCGATTTATGAGATCCCCTCGCCGTACGCGGTCGCGGATCTCACGAGCGCGAGCGGCAATTTCCAGCTGGACATTCAGCAGCAAGGCGACGTGCTCTACATTTGCGCGGGCGTCAGTGGCGGTGCCTATGGCTTAGGCTACGCGCCGCAGACGCTCACGCGCTATGCGAACAACCCGCCGGACTGGCAGTTCGCGCAGTACGCGCCGACCGATGGCCCGTTCCTGTCGGCGGTGCCCTTGGTGCCCGGGTCCGAGATTGCGCTCACCGTGAGCGCGACCTCGGGCACCGGCGTGACGGTCAACGCCTACGGCGGCAATCTGTTTGCCGCGACCGATGTCGGCCGCCTGATTCGCATCGCCTCCGGGTACTACAACGTCACGCCCTGGAACTCGAACGTGTCGTGGGCCGCTGGGGCGACCTGTACCAACAACGGCAACAACTATCTCGCCTTGAATGCCGCGACCTCGGGCGGCGCCGCGCCCGTGCATACCGCGGGCTCCGCGCTGGACGGCCCTACGGGGGTTCGCTGGCTGTACACGGACTCAGGGTACGGCATCGGCCAGATCACGGCCTACACGAGCCCGACGCAGGTCACGGTCACGGTACTCTCGAACTTCCCGGCGAACGTCGTCGGCGCGACCGCGGCCATCGCCGCGATCACGCAGGCGAATCCCGCCGTGGTCTCGTGCACCAACACCTTCACGGCCGGCGAGGCGCTCTTTATCACCGGGGTCGCTGGCATGACCCAGGTCAACGGCAAGCCGTACACGAACCAAACCGCGAGCGGCAGCACGGTCACGCTCGCGGGTATCAATTCCACCAATTACACCGCGTACACGTCCGGCGGCACGATCATCGGCAATGCGACCGTCGAGTGGCAGTTGGGCGCCTGGTCGAACACGACCGAATGGCCGCGCGCGGCGGCGTTCTACAAGGACCGCCTCTTTCTCGCCGGCAAGCTCACCCTCTGGGGCTCGGTGCCTGGGCTCTACACGAGCCAAGCGCAGGACTTTAACGGCGTGCAGACGACCGACGCCGGCATCAACGTGATCGTCTCGGGGTCCGACTCCTCGAACATCGTCTGGCTGTCCTCAAACATCATCCTGCTGATCGGCACGCAGGGTGGGGAGTACGGCCTCGATGCGGCGAACCAGTCGAGCCCCTTGGGGCCGACCAACGTCGAAGTCCTGCCGCAATCGCAATGGCGCTGCCGCACCCTGGGGCCGCAGAAGATCGGCACGTCCCTTCTGTACGCGCAGCGCGCCGGGCGCAAGGTGTTCGCCGCCGACTATAACTTTTATCTCAATCGCTACGATTCCTCGGACCAGTCGAAGTTCGCCTATCACATCACGATCGGCGGCTTGGTGCAGATGGCCTACCAGCAAGAGCCGTGGAGCATCCTCTGGTGCACGCGCGCCGATGGCACGCTGCTCTCCTACACCTTCAATCGCGAGGACAACGTCACCGCTTGGGCGCGCCATAACTTGGGCAACAACGGCGTGTGCGAATCGATCGCCGTTATCCCGGCGCCCGATGGCCTGCGCGATGAACTTTGGATGATCGTCAATCGCACGGTGAACGGCGCGACGATCCGCACCGTCGAGTACGTGGTCAAGCCCTTCGAGGGCCCGCAGGCCGGGCAAGCGGGCGATGCCCAGTCCTCGTGCTGGTACGTCGACTGCGGCGTGCAATCGGTCGCGAGCGGCGCGATCACGGTCACGGGCGCGAGCGTGGTGCAGACGGGCGTCTCACCGCTCGTGTTCACGATCCAAGCCGTCAATAGCCTCGTGAACGGTCAAACGGTGTTGATCGCGGGGATCAATTACACCGGCACCGCCAACCCCAACGGCAGTTGGACCGTATACAACGTGAGCCCGACCTCGTTCCAATTCCAGAACGTCAACGCGCTCTTTGGCACGCTCACCTACATCTCGGGGGGCACCGTGTCTTTGAGCCAGCCCTCGCAAGGCTCGACCACGGTGAGCAATCTGCCGGCCGTCATGTACAACCAGACGGTCGCCGTGTTCGCCGATGGCGGCGTGCAGCCGCAAGGCGTCGTGTCGAGCACCGGAACGCTGACGGTGGCCGGCACCTTCAACGTCGTGACCGTGGGCTTCCCGTACCAAGGCAACTTGGTGCCGATGCGCATCGAGGGCGGCGCCGATGTCGGCACCGCGCAGGGCAAGAAGAAAAAAGGCAGCGAGCTCGTGATCCGCCTGGTCGATTCGGGCGGCGGCGTGATCGGGCAACTCTCGAACCAGAACGCGACCACGCAACTGTACCAGGACCCCTTGGGCCTCACGCAGCTGACACCGCTCTACACCGAGCAGATCGTCTACAACTACACGACCACGGCCTTGGACTCGCCGCCGCCGCTGCAGTCGGGCGACTTCCCCGTGAGCTTCCCGCTGCAGACCGCGAGCGATCAGGACGAGTCCGATTTCTACCTGCTCGTGCAGCAAAACTTGCCGCTGCCCATGACGGTGGTGGGCCTGTTTCCGTCCTACGAAGTGCAGGAGCCCCGATGAGCGACCCGTACCGCGTCGTGCCCTTCAAGCCCTGGCACTTGGACCTGTTGCGCGCGCAGGGCGTGCAGGCGGCCCAAGTCTCGGAACTCTCCCACTACGCGGGCCGCTCGCCGCCGATCGTGGGACCGGCCATGACCGCGTTCCACGTGGAACAGGTGCTGGTGTGCGGCGGCATCCAGCAACTCGCGCCGGGCCGCGGCGTCTGCTGGGCCGTATTGGGCGCGAATCCCGGCCGCCACATGCGCTGGCTGCACTACGCGGTCAAGCGGTTCATTTCGATGGAGCCGTACATTCGGCTCGAGGCCTCGGTCGAGGAAGGCTTCCCGGCCGGGTGTCGCTGGGTCGAACTCTTGGGCTTCAAATTCGAGGGTGCCATGCCGAAGTACGGATTGGACGGTAAGACCCACCTGCGCTATGGCTGGTACGGCTGATGGCCTTCGCTGCTGCCGCACTGCCGTATCTCACCGCCGCCGGCGCCGCCTACTCGGCCGGCAAGCAGGCCGATGCGAGCTATTACAACAGCCAAGTCGCCAAGAACACGGCCACGACCTCGATCAACGAGGCGAACGCGCAGGCCAATCAACTGCGCCGCGTCGGCCGCCAGCAATTGGGCAAGCAACTCGCCGCCTTTGGGGCCGCGGACGTGGGCTACGGCGGCTCGACCGGCATCGCGCTCGATGAGTCGGCCTTGAACCAGGAGACCGATGCGCTCAACACCCGCTACAAGGGCACGATCACGGCCTACGGGTATAACACCCAGTCGCAGATCGACAACCAACAAGCGAACGAGTACTCGGTGCTCGCCGGCGCGAGCGCGCTCAAAGGCATCGGCAGCAACTACACCTACGTGCCCCCCGGCACGCCGCAGCAGCCCTCGACCGCGCAAAATAACCCGTCGAGCAGCGGCGGCTGAAGTAAGCCCATGGCGCGCGGCATCGAAGGCGAGGAGAGCTACCAGCCGCAAGTCCCGGCCGAGGAACTGCCGCGCAAGTTAGAGCCGCGCATGGAAGCGGTGCCCGTGGGCCAGGGCTTCGAGCAGGCCTTCTCGGCCATGGATCAGAAATTCCGGGCGGACTCCGCGACCTGGGCCGGCAATCAGCTAGCCGCCTTTCGCACCAAGGCGATCACGGACTTGGAGACCGCGAAGCAGCAGGCGCCCGCGGGCGACCCCGGCGACTTCACGCCCAAGTACCTGCAACTCTACGACAAGAACGCGCAAGGCCTGCTCGACGACCCTTCGGTGCGCCAGAACCCGGTCGCGAGCAAAATGGTGCAGCAGGGCCTTTTCACGCTGCGCGACACGCTCGCGCAGCACTCGGTCGAATGGGAAGCGACGCAGCGCAAGGCCAGCCAGTTAGATTCCATCCAGCAGAACCTCGACACGCAGCTGCCGCTGGTGCGCTCGCACCCCGACATCGCAACGCAGGTCGGCTCGACCCTGAACGATCAGATTCAGGCGACGATCGCCGACCCATCGCAAAAACTGCAACTGCTGCGGGCCATGGATACGAAGCTCACGCGCTCCGCGGCCTTAGGTCTCGTCGACCAGAACCCCGGCGGCGTCTACCAGCAGTTGCAGGCCGACCAGCCCGACGACCCGATCCTGCAGCGGCTCACCGACCCGGCCACGCGCCAAGAGGTCCAAGAGGCCGCCGCGCATGGCTTGGTCGAGCAACTCGCGGGCGGCGCGCTCGACAAGTACCGGACCCAAGGCCCGGCCGCCGGCGCCGCCGCGTACGCCGCCGTCGACAATCTGACCTTGGACAAGGACCCCGTCCGAAACGACCAGATGAAGGATCTGGTGCGCGCCGCGATCCAGCGCCAGCGCGGCGAACTCATTGCCGAGAACCAGCAGAAATTCGGGCCCCAGGTCATGGCCCTCGAGGAATCCTTGAAGGCCGGCCAGCCCGACCCGACGCGCCGCGGCCAGATCTGGGCCGGGTACCGAAACAACTGGCTGACCCCCGAGCAAACGGGCGCGATGCTGGGCGAAGACGATCGCCTGAACCTGAAGGGCGCCGGCGACGGCGTCGGCATCCAGGCGATCGACGATGCCTACAACGGCAAGGGGATGCTCAATCCCAAAGACAAGGATGTGAAGGACGACGCCGCGCAATGGTTTAACCAGAAGACCGAGCAGGCACAGCTGCCGCAGGGCTCGCAGGCTTGGGTGAACTTAGGCGCCGAGCTCGCGCACCGCACGGGCGTCGTGCCCGCGCCGGTCATGGACTGGTCGCGCGCCGCGCTGGTCTCGTCCCAGGACCCGAACGTCGTCTATCAAGCGGCCTTAGCGGTCGACCGGATGCGGGGCGCGAGCCCCCGCGGTTTCGAGTACGCCGACGACGACCACAAGCTCGGGGCAATCGCGGACTCGGTGCTGCGCCTGACCAAGGCCGGCATGCCGGCCGCCGAAGCGGTCCAGACGGCCCGCGAGAACTATGCGCGCGGCGAGGGCGATGCCGCGCTCATGAGCCAACAATGGGCCGCGGCGAAGCCGTTCGGCAAAGAGGACACGGCGCTCGACCAAGTGCTCTCGAAGCAGGTCGCCGATGACCCGGCCCTCACGACTTCCGGCTGGCTCTGGGGGCGCAATCCCCTGCCGCATCCGACCGCGATGCAATCGGACTATGAAACCCTGGTGCGCGCCAATTTCAACCACAACGGCGGCAACGTGGCCCAAGCCGAAGCGGATGCGGCGCGCGACATCGGTACCAAGTGGGGCATCACGCAGATGAACGGCGCGCCCGAACTCGTCAAGTACCCGCCCGAGCGCATGTTCCGCGCGCCCGATGGCGGCCCGGGCCTGACCGCGGCCGACATCCGCGCCGACTTGGAGCAGCACTTGAAAGCCCCGGAGGCCAAGGACGCCTTCGTGCACTGGGATGCCGAGCAGCGGAAAATGGTGCCGTTCCAGCCGGATCCTGCGCACGTCAAGCTCGTGAGCATTCCGACCGTGACCGAGAACTCGGGTGGCACCCGCTGGGGCGTGGTCTACGAGAACGAGACCGGCGCGCCCGAGACCGTGTTCAACCATCAGGGCCAGCCGCTGACCTACACGCTGCCTGTGAAGTCGACCGACTACGCGGCCATGAAGACCCAGCAACTCGCCGAGGCCAAGACGAAGGCCTTGGAGCGCCTCAAGAACCAGAACGAGATCGAACAACTGGCGCAGCAGCAACTGGCCGACGACCAGGCGACCGGCGCCCAGCACCCGGGCGAGCCCTAGCATGCCGTTCGACCTCCCGACCGACCCCGCCCAGCCCGACACCACGGAGCTCTCGACCGCGCCGCCGCCGCAGTCGCTGCCGGCCTACCAGGACGACACCGGCACGGGCGCCAATGGCCCGAAGTACACGACCGGCGAATTCTGGTCCGGCGTCGGCCGCAACACGATTCCGGGCAAAATCATCACCGATTTGCGCGCCGCCGAAGCGGCCGGCTACACGCCGTTCGGCGACAAGTCGCCTCCCGTCGCCGATCCGGCCGAATTCATCCCCGAGGACATGAAGCCGTACGCCGATCGCTATGTCGGCCTCTACACGCCCGAGGAGATTGGCTACCGCACCTTCCAGCTGCGCCAGGCGCAGTGGGATGCGCTGCACGGCGGCCAGTCGAAATGGTCGGGGGTCGCGAACTTGGCCGCCGGCTTGGTCGACCCGATCGGCGTGGCCTCCATGGCCGTGGTGCCCGAAGTCGGCGTCTCCCGCCTCGCGAACGCCGCGCGGCTCGCGATCGTGGGCGCGGGTACGTCGGCCTTGGATGAGGCGGCGCTCTCGCGCCTGGATCCGAATTGGACCGCAATCGATGCCCTGAAAGATGTCGCCGCCGGCACGCTGCTCTCGGGGATCTTGGGCGCCGCGATGCGCCCGAGCGTGCCGCGCGCCGAGTTCGAGCGCCTGCGCGCGCATTTGACCGAGGACCTGAATGCGCCGGCGCCCGTGCCCCCGCCGCCCGAAGGCGGCGATTCCGCGAGCCAGATTGCCCAGGACCTGCGCGCGGCCGTCGCGGCGCACGGCCAGGGCCTTGAGCAAGCCGCGCAAGCCGCACAGGCCGCGGCGGCGCACTTGGACCCGGCCGAAGTGGCGACCCGGCTTAAAACCGCTCAGGAAGCCCTGAGCGCGGCGCCCGAGCCGCTGGCCCCCGAAGCCCGGGAGGCGGCGGTCGCGGCTGAACTGGACCGGCTAAAGTCGGGTAACGGCGTGTTATCCCGTTTAGAGGCCATGCACGGGGGGAATCTGGACGCGGTGCTGCGGCCCCGCGCCGAGGCCAATGTCGACCGACTGTTGGGCTTCGCCGACCGCGGGCGCCTCGAGACCGAACTGCAACAGGCGCAAGAAGATCAGGCGCGAATTGCGACGGCGCGCACAGCCACCGAGGCCCATCAGGCCTTCACGGCGAATGGACCTTCAGGGTATACTCCGGGCGAAGGAGAACCGAATGCCGTACGACCCGAAAATGGACCGCAGTCTCGACCCGACCTTCCGGCCGACCAAGACCTTGGAGCAAATGGTGGCCGAGTTCCCGGGCAATCAGTTCCTGAGCGACCGGCTGGCCGAGCAGCACGCCGCGGCCAAGAACGCGGACCCGGCGCAGGACAATCAGCCGGCGAAGGCCGCGCCGATCAACTAGGCCCGGCCCGCTCCAAAGCCCCGAACGTCGAGCGGCGCGTGGCCGCCGATCTCTTGCAGACCGGGCGCGCGCAGCCCGAACAGGTGCGCGCCTATGCGGCCCTGGTCGGCGACTTCTACGCGACCCAGGCCGCGAAGTTCGGCCTGACCGCCGACGAGCTCTTTGCCAAGCACCCGTTGAACGTCACGCGGGAACTGGACATGCAGGCGGCCGGCTTCCGGCAAGCGGACGAGGACGGCATCGAGGTAGGCGAGCGGGCCATGACGCCCGAGGAAGAAAAGCTCTTTGCGGGCCTGCGGGCCACCACGCCGGCGCGCGAGCCGTTCACGGTGCACCGCGGCTCGAACCGGCCGCTCTCGGCCGCCGACTTCGAGGACCGCGCGCTCGGGCATGCGACCGGCCACCCCTCGAGCGGCTTAGGCGTCTGGTTCACCAGCAATGCCGAGTCCGCGCCGCGCTATGGCGCCGTGGTCTCGCAGCATCACTTGGACCTGCGCAACCCCTACCGCCTCAACATCGAAGACCTGCCGGCGTTCGACTCGGTCGCGGACGCGATTCAGTGGCGCCGGGACCTACAGGCCAAAGGCTACGACGGCATCGTCTTGAACGGCTCGCACGTCGGCCACGAATCGTATTTTGTCGCCTTCCGGCACGAGCAGGTCCTGCCCGCAGGCACCGCGACCGGGGTCGCAGAACCGGCCGCGACAGGCGCCCGCGGGAAGCGTAAAATCAGCGACCCGTACACGCAGGATTTATTCGGCCATGCACTACCCGAAACCCCTCGAGCACCTGGGCCCGCCGGCGGACCCGGCGACCGCGGGCGTGTATCAACCCCCGCCCGCCTATCGCGCGACGACCTGCCGGCCGGAAAGTACGCCCGGCACACCGAGCTCGTCACCCACTCCGAGCGACAGCTCGGCACCGACCGGGTAACGAATCCCACCGAAGCGGCCGAAGCGTTCGCCAATCTCGGGCGCGGTGCCAAGGAGCGATTCGACGCGCTGGTGACCGACAAGGACGGCAAGCCGCTCGCGATCGTGGGCTCAAGCGACGGCACGCATGACAGCGCGAATGTCTATCCCGCGATCGTCGCGAGCGAAGCGTTTCGCATCGAGGGCGCCGCGCATATCTGGTTCGGCCACAATCACCCGTCCGGCACTCCGCGGCTTTCGGATGCCGATCGCCGGATCACCGAAAAACTGCACCACATGTTCGACGGCTCGAGCATTCAGGTCGAGGGCATCCATGCCATTGGCGGGGGCAGCACCATCGAGGGGCGCACGTGGGAGCACTGGCGGCCCGGCAACCCGGAAGCCGCGGGCACCATCGGCCGCATCCACAACACAGGCAACAAACTCACGGTGCCCGTGGTCGAGCGGCTGTTCACCGAGCACGGCAATCTCGGGCCGCCGCTCGACTCGCCGGAGCGGCTGAAGGACGCCGCCAAGGACATTGCCGGCAGCAAGTCCGGCGTGATCCTCGCCGACACCCGCTACACGCCCGTGGGCTTCGTCGAACTCACGCCCGCGCAGATGCGCCGCTTCAAGGGCACCGAGATGATGAACGCTGTGCACCGCGCGCTCTCGGACACCAACGGCAACAAGGCCTTCCTGGTCACCAACGGCACGGCCGGCGCCGAAGATCTCAACAACCTCGCGAAGTTCCTGCGGAGCGCCGGCGTCGGCGTGGTCGATGTCGCGGACCTGGCGAAGCACGACACGTGGAGCGAACGCGGCGAACGTCTCGAACTCGGCGCGAACTTCCGCCAAGGCGAGCGCGGCACCTACGAGCCCGCAACCCGCACGATCGCCTTAGGGGAAGGCGCGAACGTCTCGACGTTCCTGCACGAAGCCGGGCACCACTTTCTCGACCTCACGGCCGAACTCGCGGCGCGGCCCGATGCGCCGCTGGGACTCCGTGACGATATGCGCTCGCTCTTGGATTGGTTCGGCGTCAAGTCCTTGGACGACTGGCACGCGCTCGGGGTCGAGGGCCAACGCGACTACCACGAGCGGTTCGCGCAGGCCTTCGAGCAGTACCTGAAAGACGGCGTCGCCCCGTCGACGCGCCTGCAGAGCGCCTTCGACAGTTTCCGCGAGTGGCTCTCGACCGTGTACCGCGGCCTCGTGAATGCCTTAGGGGTCGGCCAAGTGCCGAACGACATCCGCACCGTCATGGACCGGATGCTGGCCGCCGACGATGAGATCAAAGCCGCCCGCGCCGCGCGCGTGGCTGCGGCGCCGACGCCGATTCAGGCCCGGGTCGCCGGCGACACGCCGCTGCAGCAGGAACTGCGGCGCATGGCCGAGCGCGAATCCGGCTGGGCGCAGGAAGGCGGCCAGATGATCCGCAAGGAACTGAACGGCGGCCGGGGCAATGAATTTGAAATTTCGCGTACCTCTTGGATTCCGAACGCCGAGTGGTGGCCCGGGCGACCGGGCGGGTATAATGCGGAAGAAGTGCAAGCGATCGTCGAGAAGGCGATTGCCGGCGAGCGGCTGGGGCCGAAACAGGCCCAGCTCCTCGAGTACATGACCGAAGTCGCCGACCAGCGCGTGGCGAGCGAGCCGTTTCTGCCGCACCCGGACGAGCTGGCCGGTCACGGCTTGGAT